AATTTGGGACAGCGCGACGCCGCCGAAGCCAAAAGCTTACGCTGAACCACTCGCGGCTATCTCTGCGCTCTACAATCCAAATCCCGCCCAACCATTTTACCAGACTGACTGGCAGCCGATTCGCTTTGTGCAGAAAGCGAAAGTCGATGACGTTGTCAATCTGCTCCCGATCAATAGTTTCGTTTTCGTTCAGCCGCCCTTCCATCAGGATGATTGGCTCAATACAGCGCGAACTGCGCTCTCGTTAAAATCGGAAGTTTATGGTTCGCCTTCGGCGTTGGTGACGCCGAATCCAGCGCAGCCGTTTGTTCAAAGCGATTGGCCGAGATCACGTGATTTCGGACGTGTGCAGGCATCAGACGCTCCAGCCAACGAATTGCCGTTCCTGCATCCCAATCCGACGCAGCCGTTCGTCCAGTCCGATTGGCTGTTGCCGCTCGGCTTTGCGGTTCCGGTGGACCGGCATGCTGAAGTGAACTTGCTGCCGCTATTTACGGGACCGCCGCCATCCACCCAGACGGCCGAATGGCTCATTCGCGCCCGCCGTCGTCACAAGCGCTAAACCAAGGAAAATCCCCATGAAGCGATTCATCGCCGCGCTCTGCGCGACTGCGCTCGCATTCGCAATGCCGATGATTCCGGCTTCGGCGGAAATCACCGGGCCGATTTACTGTAACGCCGCCCCGCTAAGCGGCTCGATCTCGACGGCCACGACGACGTCATTGCTCGGCGTGCTGTCAGGGTCCAGTGCGATGCGGTTTCTCTGCGGCTACACGTTCTATGCCGGCGCTGGCGCCTCTGGCATGACAGTCCAGCTCGAATATGGCACCGGCGCTGCCTGCAGCAATCCGACCGTTATCACGCCGGCGATCCCGGTCGCTGCTTCCACGATCCAAGGCGACAATTCCGCGTTCTGGCGTGGGCTGCTCGTGCCGCCCAACAATGGACTGTGCGCCGTCACCACCGGCACCGTCGCCGTCACCGTCCAAGTTTTCATCGCGCAACAGTAACAACCTTCACAAACTACAGGAGCGAAAATTGAGTACAATGCTCAAGACCACCAATCCAGAAGCCGTGAACGAAATCGACCCGAACCGCGATCGGCGCGTTCCCTATGTCGGGCAGTCGCTGATTTTCCACATGCGATCGGGCGAGGGCCGCGCCGGCAAGATGACCGCGGCGGCGATCTGCACCCAGGTCGAGGACGAGGATCACGTCGAGCTGCTGGTGATCTTTGCGGCGGACGATTTTATCACCCGCTGGAAGATCCCGCGCAAGACCGAACAGAACAATACTAATTGCTGGGCTTTTAATGCCTACGATGAGCTTCACTATCGGTTCGGCATGGCGCCGGACCCCTTTGAAATATGGGCGCGCGAGCGCATCACCGAACTGGAACGGCGCCTCGATGATCTGGAGCAACCGCGCAGCAAGAAGTTGCGGACGGTGACGGAGTAACGCTGCGATGGCGCCCGCTCCCTCTGTGTCTAGTTTGGTGGTCAGCCATCCCGGCGCCACCACGCCGCCGTCTGATGTAAACCAATTCGGGCAAAATCCGGGGGACGTCGATGAGCGCGGCAGCACTATCGCGCGGCCGTCCCAGCTCAAAGACAAGGACAAGCTGTTCGACATCCTCAAGGGTTGGTTTCGGGCCGACGCAACTCACAGCGCGGCGTGGCGGGTCGAGGCCAAGGAGATGTACGACTTTCGCGCTGGCGAGCAGTGGTCGCCCGAGGACCGCCAGATCCTCAACGCGCAGTCGCGACCGGAGATCACTTTCAATCGCGCGCTGACTATGCTTAAGGCAGTGGCCGGCATGGAGATCAATGGCCGTCACGAAGTGCATTACATCCCGCGCCACAACGAGGACACCACTGTCAATGAATTGCTGACCGGCGCCGGCAAGTGGCTGACCGACGAATGCGATGCCGAGGACGAGGAGAGCCAAGCCTTCGAAGATTCTCTAACAAGTGGACTTGGCTGGTGCGAGCATCGCCTTGACTACGAATTTGACAAGCGCGGCATCTACATCGAAGAGCGCATCGATCCGCTGGAGATGTATTACGACCGCAACGCCAAGCGCAAGAACTTGGTCGATGCCCGGCGCATGGCGCGGGTGCGCAAGATCCCGCTCGCCGATGCGATGCAGTTATTCCGCGGCAAGGACCGCGCCGATCTCGACGCCACTTGGGCGGTCGGCACCGAAATGGATGCCACCACCAAGACGCTAGAGGAAAAGCGCAAGCGCGAGGAGAACACCACCGACACCACCTATGACGATATGTACGAGGTGACCATCGTCAATATGCAGTGGTGGGAACGCGAGGTGTTCTGGATGGTGGCCGACCCGGTCACCAACCAGATGAACGAACTGTCGCAACCCGATTACATGAAGTTCACCTCGCGGATGCAGCAGTTGTCGCATTCGTCGAGCCTGCGTCCGCCGAACTTCATGGCGGTCGAGATGACGAGAAGGGTGTTCAAGGAGGCTTATCTCGGCGGCGAGATTCTATCGATTGGCGATGCGCCGCTCGGCCAGTTCAAGTGGACGCCGATCACCGGCGAATTCAACCGCACCCGCGGGCAATTCTTTGGTTTGATGAAAACCATGAAAGACCCGCAGATGTGGGCCAACAAGTGGCTCAGTCAGTCGCTGCATATTCTGAACTCCACCGCCAAGGGCGGCATCGTTGCCGAGCAGGACGCCTTCGAGGATGTGCGCGAGGCTGAGGACAAGTGGGCGCGGCCGGATTCGATCGTGTGGACCAAGCGCGGTGCCTTGTCGGGCGACAAGCCGAAGATCATGCCGCGACCGGGCGGTGCCTTCCCGCAGGGCCATATCCAGCTCATGGAATTTGCAGTCTCGGCAATTCGCGATGTCACCGGCATCAACCTCGAATTGCTCGGATTGCGCGACCAGAACCAGCCCGGCGTGGTTGAGGCGCAAAGAAAACAGGCCGGCATGACCGTGCTGGCGACGGTGTTCGATAGCTTGCGGCGCTTTCGCAAGTTGGGTGGACGCATCCGCCTGCACATCATTCAGAACTATCTGTCCGACGGCCGCTTGGTGCGCGTTGTCGGCCAGGAAGGCGCCAAGGCGATCCCGTTGATGAAGGACAAATGCGTCGGCGATTACGATGTCGTCATTGACGACGCACCGACCTCGCCCAACCAAAAAGAGAATAATTGGGCGATCATCTCGTCGATCCTGCCGGCGTTCAAGGATCAGCTGGTTTCCAATCCCGAGCTGCTCGTTCTGGTTATGGAATACTCGCCGCTGCCGTCGCGCATTACGCAAGCGCTCAAGGACATGCTGGCCAAGCAGCAAGGCCCGATGCAGCAACAGCAAAACATGCAGCAGGCCGCCGCCACCGCCAAGATCAACAAGGACCAGGCCCAGGCCGAGCTATTCCTGTCGCAGTCGAAGAAGCAGGAATCGACCGCGCTCTACGACATCGCCATTGCGATGCACCAGTTCATGAAGGGCCACAACGAGAATGACCTCACTGCGGCAAAAGCTGCTCACGAGAGGGTTAAGGCCGCTGTTGCGGCGATGACGCCGATCCCGGCACCGCCGAACTCGGGCGCGCAGCAGAGCCACGAGCGCGTCATGCAAGCCACCGACCAAGCCCACGATGCGCGCCAGCAAGTGGGCCAGCAACGGTTTAACCTTCTGCAGCAACTGCTCGATCACCAGCACGAACAGAACCTGGCCAGCCAGAACAACGCCGCGCAGATGGCGCAGGCGTCGCAGAACGGCACGCCGGGCGTCGGTGAAAACGAGGCGGCTTAAAAAAGAATGAGAGAAAAACCTGACCATCTCGGTCTGTGTCATCGCGACGGCTGTGGCGAGCCTGCCAAGTGGAAGGCGCGGCTCATTCTGCGCGGCACCCCGCTCAAGGGCCGCACCACGATCTGGGTGTGCGAGGAGCACAAGAAGGATGCCGAGGATTTCATTCTCAACGAGCAGAACCGCGACCGCTTGGTCGATCTGCTGGTGAATGAGAATTTTTCCGATTACGACACGGCGGCTGGCATGGTCCGATATAACGCTGCGGTCGAGTTCTTCGATCCGTTCGATGAAGCGGCATAAGAAAGAATGATCCGCGGCCACATCGCGCTGATCCGGCAATTGCGGGCGTTTATGGAAACCAGCGCCCTGCCGTGGGCCGACGTCAAGTTCAAGACCGAGATCGGTGAGGACGGCCGCGCCATCTATGATGATGCCCGCGCCGAGATCTCGTTCCGGCACCACGATAAGGCCATCGATGTCTATATCGTCGCGCCGTCACCAGACCAGCACGACGGCGTGCAAGGTCACCCGCTCGGCATGCTGGCCGGGCGCTGTGACGATGAAGTGATCAAAGGGCCGATCGATCAATCGACTTGGGATGCAATCGTAAAATTGATCAATAACTAGGAGCTTTTATGGCTGAACCAGCAGTGCAATTAGACGACGGAATGACCGACGCAGAGCGTCATTTTTTCCAGAGCGGCGGTGATGTCAACGAGGATCTGCTTAAGCAGCAGACGCCGCCGCCAGAGCCGGCACCGGCACCGACACCGGAGCCAGTCGCCGAAGCCGCGGCTGCGGCTCCCGCAGAGGGCGACGAAGAGATCGTTGAAGATACTGCCGCAGCGCCGCAACCGGGTCAGCCCGATCAGCAGCAGCAACGTCAGCGCCGGCGCGTCTCGATGCGGGAGTACCAAGCCGCAGAGCAGCGCGCGGCGGCGGCCGAGCGGCAATTGCAAGAGCAGACCGTCAAGAACGCCCGCATCGACGAGCGGCTGACGTTGCTGCAGCAAGCGCTGCAGGAACCGGCGCAGCCCGAGCAGCCGGAAGCCGACGATCCACGGCCGGACCCGCAACAGGACGTTTTCGCCCATATCGCCTGGCAAGAACGGCAGATCAACAAGCTCAATGCGCAACTGACCGGTACTGCCCAGAAGGTCAACGATTACGAGCAGCAGATCACGACCGGTCAGGCCGAAATGGACGCCGAGCGGCGCTATTTCGACTCACTCAACACTTTTGCCGGCACCCGGCCGGATTTCGTCAATGCCTACAATACCGCGATCCGCGGCCGGGCCGCGCAATTGATCGGCGAAAGCTATCCCGATGTGACCGACGAGCAGCTCGACGGGGTCCGCAACGGCACCATCCGCATTCCGCAGCCGATTGCCGATCAACTGCGCCAGGAGGAGCGCGGCCTCTACAAAACGGCTTTCGAGCAGAACCGCGACCCGGCGGCCGTGCTTTACCGCTATGCCCAAAGCTTCGGCTATCGACCGACTCAACAGCAACAGCCGAGCGGCAATGGCGCGGCCCAGCCGCAGCAACGGGCTGCTCCACCGCTCGGCGGTGCCGCACCACGTCCTGCGGCTCCTGCGGCACCGACGCAACCGACCGCGACCGATGTCGTCAATTCGATCCAGCGCGGCCAAAGCGCGGCAATGTCGCTATCCAATGCGGGGGGCGCAGCGGCCGATATTGGCCAGCTCACACCCGAACAATTGGCCAATATGCCCGAGGAGCAATTCGCGGCAATTCTTGATCATCTGCAGGCCACCAATCCAGCGCGCGTGCGCGAGCTGATGGGGGCTTGATCCATGGTGACGATCGTTGACACCGTGCATCGACAAATGCCGTTCTTGGTTGAGAGGGCGAAGGAGCTTGCTCTTCGAAAAAGAGAAGATATGTTTGATCGTCTCAAGAGGCTCCCTGCAGACCATCGGCGGCGGTTGGCCATGGAGGAGTCGATCAGATTCAATAAAGCATACAATAAAGCACACAATAAAGCAGACAATATCTCAGTGAGAAAGTACAAGAAGGAGCATCCGCTGTCAGGAATGCGAGGATTGAGGCCGCGTAAAGTGAAGATTACCCTTCCCGAGTTGACATCATTGAAAAGTTTTGAACAGGTGATGGGAAGTGATTCGGCGAGAGCGAATCGATCATGATGCGAAGCGGGCTAAATACCCCACGCATAAAGATCGACCAGACCCCGAAACGAAACTTCGCAACGCGCAGCACCTTTGGGATGAGGCCGACTGAGCCGGCCTGTTTTGGTTGCTCAAGGTCGAACGCGGCACTCGGCAAGCTGCCGCTCCCTGAGCCGGGGATCATAAACGGTCGCAACAGGTACGGCCCTGGGAAACCCGCCGGAACGCTTCGCGATTAGCGGTCAAACAACGCACCACCCGACCCGAAACCCGGCCGGCACCCGCGAAAGGGGGTGCCAGCCTGATCAAGGTGCGTCATCATGGCAATTACCAATTTTGGGACCAATGATCCGCTTGCCGTAAAGCTGTGGTCGAAGTCTCTCGACGTCGAGGCGCTGAAATTCACCGACATCTTTCCGCTGATCGGCGACGACGCCAACTCGATCATCCACCGCAAGACCGAAACCTCCAAGGGCGCCGGCGACAAGGTCACCTACGGGCTGCGCATGCAGCTCACCGGGGCCGGCTTCACCGAGAACCAGCTCGCGGAAGGCAACGGCGAATCGCTGACGATCTATTCCGACGCCGTTGTGATCAACGAGCTTGGTCATGTCGTCGGAGTTAAATCGCAGAACACCATCGACCAGCAACGAGTGCCGTTCGACCTTCGGGCCGAGGCGCGCGACGGTCTGGCCGATTGGTACTCGAAAAGATTCTCAACTGCGTTCTTCAACCAGGTATGCGGCTACACCCCGCAGACCGACATCCGCTTCAGTGGCCTGCAAGCAGTGCCGGCCACCACCCGCATTGTCCGGCAATCGAGCCGCGCCGATGACTCTAACTTGGTGTCAACCGACGTGTTCTCGCTGCAGCTGATCGACAAGGCCAAAGAGGCGGCGATCGTCGCCACGCCGAAGATCAGACCGGTGCGGATTACCTCGAAGGCTGGTGCGGCCGGTCGGCGCGACTACAACGCCACGCTGACCGACAAGTACGTGATGTACTTGCATCCGTTCCAAGTCACCGACTTGCGCCAGTCAACCTCGACCGGACAGTGGCTCGATATTTCGAAAGCCGCGATGACGGGAGGCGAGGTGACGAACAACCCGATCTACACTGGCGCGATCGGCGAATATAACGGCGTCATCCTTCGGCAATCGTTCGACGTCACCAACGGCGTCTCCAGCGGCGGTGTCGCACAGACATCGGTGTTCCGCGCGGTGCTGCTCGGCGGCCAAGCAGTGATGATGGCGTTCGGCCAAAAAGACAATCCCGGCAAGTATCGCTGGAACGAGGAATTGTTCGACCACAAGCGGCGCCTTGAAGTGTCCGCCTGGACCATTCACGGCATGAAGAAGACTCAGTTCAACTCGCAGGACTACGGCACCGTCGTCGTTTCGACTTGGGCCGCAGCTCACACGTAAACCGATAGAGGAAATAGGAGCACTCCAATGGCTACAGGTTTTTCTGGCTCTCTGTTTCGTCTCTATCCGTGGCAGACGAAACATTACATCGCCCGCGGTGGCCCGCTTGACCCATCCATTCAGGCCACTGGCGGGCCGCCCGTTACTGGTGGTGGCGTACTGAGCTGGAACTCGGTGGTGACTTTGCCGCCGATCCCAGGCACTCAGACACCGCCAGCGGTGCCGCTGCCGCGTGTACAGTCGATTAACTCCACTGGCACCTACACGACGACCACTGGTATTCTGGCGACCAGCGTCGGCGGCGTCTACATCGGCACCATCCCCGGCGGCGCGTGGATTACGAACGTTCAGATCTACTGCTACACGCTGCTTTCGGGTGGCACCTCGACCTCGGTCGGTGTGTTCTACGCTCCAGCGAATACGGCTGGCGCGGCGCCCGGCTTCCAGCCGGCCACGCTGTGGGTGCTCGGCACCAAGCTCAACCCTGCGACTGGTACTCTCTATGTACCGGGCACGGCGACGTTCGCGGCCGGTGCCAATGCCGTCACTACGGTTGGCGCAATCTGCGGCCAGCTCGACGGCTACCAACTTGGCCCCGGCAACGGCGTTTCTGGTTCGACGCAGCTCGCGGGTCTAGGGCCGCCCGGCGGCGAAGGCTTTGGTGGCCTTACTCAAGGCGCAACCCAAGCAACGCCTGGCGACATCGATCTCTACTTCGCTTCGTTCCTCATCGCGGGCAGCGGTACTGCCCCGACAGGTGGATCGTTCGGGGTTCTGGTCGAGTTCTCCGGCCTGATGGGTTGATCGAAATAGTGGGCGGCAGCGATGTCGCCCACTCTTCACTCTGACCGGAGCCGCTGACATGAAGCGCTTTATTCTTTCACTTGGCTTGACGTTCGGCCTGTTTGGTTTGGCCTACGCGGCCAATATCACGCTCACCCCGATTGTCGGCCCGACCGAAACCGGCGAGAACTCGCTCGGCTCGCAGCAGGTCACTGACACTGCGCGTCTAAAGCCGGGCATGGGAACGCTTCCGATTACGGTTTCAGGAGCGGCAGGTTCCGGCACGCTCAATACTGCGGCCGGTATTATCACCTTGAGCGCGGCGACGGCTGGCGCATCGGGCGCCACACCGACCGTGATCACGCTGACCGACAGCAAGATCCAGGCGGCGGACCTATTGCTTTGCACCGTCGATCAGACCGGCGCGACGGCCGGCTCGGTGCTGGTTTGCAATGGTCACGCCACCGCTGGCGGCGCCACGCTTACGCTTTATGACGCATCGTCAACTGCGCTGACATCGAGCACCGTCATCGTCAACTTCTTTGTTCTGACCAACGGCAACCCGAACTAAAGGGTCACGCCAATGCCTGACGTCACTGGGCCTCCGCAGGAATCGTTTGCTGCCGGAATGTTTTCCGGTCGCGTGCATTCCGAGGACCGCGAGGCGGCGCAAGTCACATATTATCAGCTCGTGTCGGTCGATGCCGGGCCGACCGCAGCCGGTGCCACTATTACCTCGGCAATGACTTCGCAAACAACCGGTTATCAGATCCAGGCGTCCTTCACCTGGTTCGCTACCGTCACGCCCGGCGTCACCGGCAACGGCAATACCCCGACCGCGGCCTGCGTGCTGCCGCAGACTTCGCGGCCTTATCCGTTTGGCGGCCTGCAGCTTGCGATCGCCAATTACGGCGCTAACCCGATCAACTGCTACGCCCACCCCAGCGACATCGGCAATATGATCAACGGTCAGCTCACCAATGTGCCGGTCGTGCTTGGCCCCAACACCGTGACGCCGTTCCAGTGTCTCGTTGGGTCAGGTGTCTGGAATGCGGTCGATATTGGCGGCGGATTTAATGGCTCGATCGAAACCGTCGTCAGCCAGGGCAATGTAGCTTCTGCCGGCACCACCAACGCGACCGCAACGCAAATTACTCAGGCCATCGTCAACGTGACCAGCGGCGGCGCCAGCCCGGCCGGCGTTACCCTGCCACCCGCCAAGGCCGGTTCCCAAGTGGCGGTTGCGAATAATATCGTCGGTGGCGCCACCACGTTGACTGTTTACGGTGCCGGTGCCGATACCATCAATGGCTCTGCGACTCAAACGATTGCCTTCCAAGTAATCACTATCTTTATCTGTGCCGTTAATGGAAATTGGCTCACGAAGTGAGCTGGTGCGATGACGTGGCCTTCTTCATATCAGCCCGGCACGCTCGGCTTCCTTATAGACCGCTGTGACGACGAGCTAAAACGCGCCGGCACGATCAACGACCGCATTCAGCTCGCTATCGTCGATGCCATCAACATCTATCAGCGTGAGCGCTTTCGCTTCAACGAAACCTTCACCACGACGTTTCTGACTGTCGGCGGCCAGCAGAATTATTCGCTGCTATCCGATCCGAACTTTGCCGCCGTCGCCAACCTGCAAAACGTGTTCAAGATCGATTGGCTGACCATCACCATTCCCCCCGCGGTATTCGACATGCCGCGGTTGCAGCCGGAAGAAATTCTAATTCTGACCCAGACCGGCACGCAAATGGGCCAGCCCTATTGCTACGCCTTCGCCAACGAGCAGATCATGCTCTATCCGATCCCGACGACGGGGACACCTGGCAGCGGGCCGGTGTCGCAGCTCGGCATTCTACTCGGCGGCGGCGGCTACACACCGGGCGTATATGCGGCAATCCCCGCGACTGGCGGCCATGGCGCTGGCTTGACGCTCAACATCACCGTCAATTCGTTCGGTGTGGTGCAAGCCACCACGATCGCCAGTCCCGGCCAAGGCTATCTGGTCGGCGACATCATCGGAGCTATTCTCGGCATTGGTGCTGGCTTTCAGGAAACCGTCATGGCGGTCAACGCGACCGGCCAGGGGCCATTCCTGATGACGGTCGGTGGCCATGTCGCTTATCCATCGCCGGCCGGGCAGAATGTTTCCGGTCAAGCCACCACCGGCTTTACCACTGCTGGCAATCGCTGGTTCACCGACGGCGAGAAACTAATTCGCTCGCGCGCCAAGTACGAATTGTCGATCAAC